AACTGTTTCTGCCTGAACATGTTGGCAAAGCAGAAGGATTTGTTTACCTTATCACTAATAAATCTACAGGTAAGCAATATGTGGGCCGTAAATATTTTTGGCAAATCCGGAAGAAAAAAGGTAAAGGGCGGCGTGTCAGGTCCCAGTCTGATTGGCAGTCTTATATGTCATCGTCTAGTCTTTTACAAGAAGAAATAGGACACCTTGGTTTAGACCAGTTTACATTTGAAATTATTTCTGTCCATGCTACACGGGGTGATACGAATTATGCTGAAGTCTCTTTACAATTCCGGCTTAATGTTCTCGAAAAAGACGATTACCTTAATGATGCTATCGGAAAATGGCGCCGTCCGCCGGCCCATATTATTGGGCAACGTCAGCTTGCCAATACAGCATAAATCTATTATACTTCCACCATGAACGAATTGCCCAATCACCTCGGCGGGCACCTTAACCGCACAAATATAGACACGGGTGTTGCTGATTGGTTAGTGGCTCATATTCCGTTTTCGATGGTTCTTGATATAGGATGTGGTCCTGGTGGCATGCTCCACTATTTTAGGACCTGTAAGAAAAGCGCGGTTGGTGTAGATGGAGATTTTTCTATTAACCATACGGAGACTGTATTTATCCATGATTTTACACAAGGGCCATTCCACTACCAAGCAGACCTTATTTGGTGTGTAGAATTTTTAGAGCATGTAGAAGAACAATATCTTCCTAATGTGTTTGCGGCTTTTGAAACGGCTAACTGGGCTGTCATTACTGCTGCTCCTCCTGGTTGGGCTGGCCACCATCATGTCAACTGCCGCACACAAGAGTATTGGAAAGGTGTGTTGGCTGCCCATGGATGGAGGTATGACGAAGCAACTACAGTGGCCATCAAAGGAGTGAGTACAATGGCTAAAGGATTTATGAAAATGAATGGGATGTTTTTTGAGAGATATTCCTATGGAAAATAACACGATTAGAATTTTTATTGGTTCCTCAGCTAATGGTGAGGATACTGATATGGAGCGCATTTACCTCCATACCCTTATTACAAACCGCGCAGTTGGATTCCAAGTAGATGGATTGCACCTTGAAGTTAATTGGATGCGGCAGACGCATGATATGTCCTCACCGTGGGCGGGATGGGAAACGCAGCTTTGGCCAACACCATTCTCTGGATTCCGATGGGGCATTCCTGCTGTATGTGGCTTTAAAGGAAGGGCCATCTATACTGATGTAGATATGATTAACCTGCGTGATATTGCAGCCCTTTGGAATACCCCTATGGACGGGAAACCATTTATGGCCAGGACAGGCCATAGGTTCGGAGGGCATGAATTTTGTGTGATGATGATTGATTGCTCGGCCGCTGAGTATATTTTACCCCCATTTGAACGCCTCCGTGCTATACCAGAAATGCATAATAGGATGATCGGCATGTTATCTGGGGATTCATCGGTTGTCCAAACTATGGATGCACGGTGGAATGTGCTTGACGGTGAAGGTGCTTCTGGTGATTTAGCTACTGAAGAAATGTACCAATTACATTATACTAATATGGCAACCCAACCATGGAAGCCGCTTTGGTACCGTGGATCGCCTGGACAACACCGGAGGCCGGACCTCGTTGATTTTTGGTACTTACATGATAAGTTAGCGAAAGAATCAGAAGCAGCAGGTGTGTTTCAAGGACCCCAATGTGGCCGCGAGTATGAACCCTATGGTGCCTATGACTTTATCGGCCAATAGCCCAATTATTTTTGCTGCGTGTGATATTGGATATGCGAGGATCCATGGCCCTGCATTTGTTACGTCAGCGATGCAGAGTGGATATACGGTACACCTCCATATCATTTTCCCCAATTCAATAACTACGGAAGACTATGGGTTTATACACGAATTAGTGGCTACCAGTACTAACTTGATGAAGAAACAGCCCCATCCTGCGGGCCGCCATTCCTTAGGAACTACAGTTGAACAGTTGAGTTACACTAGGGGAGAAGCGCGGTTATACTATTCCTGCGCTAGGTTTTATGCAGCATTGGCATTATTAAAAGAACGCCAACGTCCAATGTTTATCCTTGATGTCGATAGTATAATTTGCCAACGTATTACGCAACCAACCCTTCCCGTTGGATTGTTTTTCAGGGATCCGTTGCCAGGTACAGTAGGATGGGAGAATGAAGGAACTAAAGTGGCGGCTGGATTGGTTTATGTCGCACCGGAAGGTTTTGATTTTTTACAATATGCAACTATTTCCATGGAGCGTGGCCCACAACGGTGGTTTATGGATCAGGTAGCATTATGCGCCGCAGCCCGTTGGTGGCAGCTCAGAGGGCATACATGCCCCACCCTTCATCATATACATCATTTTACAAATGTTGACCTTGATTGGGACTTCAATGAAGGATCTGCTATTTGGACTGGCAAAGGTGACAGAAAATATTCTAATACTAAGTATTTGGCAAAAAAGCAAGAATTCGATAACCTTTATAGGGCTGCTACGGTATGAAAAATATCCTTATCCTTGCCCCACGGCTTGATTGTATGTTCAAGTATGGCATTGTGCCTAGTGTAATAGGGCCCATTGCGCCAATTAGAAAACCCTGGGGTGCATTTATCCACCGTCTAGCACAAGAACACCAACGCCGTGGCGATAACATACGAGTCTGGGAACGCCCCCTCTGGCAATTTAATGCAAATGAAGTCGATAGTTTGTGTGCTACCGCTAAAACGGATGGCTTGCAAGGGTGGGACCGTGTTTATGTGCCACATAAAGAAGCCCACGAATTTCCGTTAACCCACACCGAAGCGTATTATTATGCCCAAACCCAATTTCCGTGGTTGTTTAGTTGTGACACCCAAGGATGGGGAGCTGGTTCATCGGCGTATCCCTTTGCTGTAGTACCAGCCGAAGGTGCAGGAATGGCTTTTGAACAATTACAGCAATGGATTTTGCGCGGAGATAGTAAATTTGACCAACCACCACTTGGGACCAACCTCTCTTTGTTACCAAAAGATCCATTTATATTTTACCCGTGCCAATTACCGCATGATGAGACTATCCGGTTCCACTCAACGGTATCGGTAGCTGATGCCCTTACGAAAACGCTTGAAGCCGGCCATAGTCTTGGTATTCCCGTTGTTGTGAAGGGGCATCCAGTAAATCCGGGATCGATGGAGCCCCTCAAGCAGATTACCGCACAATTTTCTGGCGCCATATGGATCGAAGCGGTGAACATTCAAGATTGTTTGCGTTTAGCTAAATGTGTGGTTACGGTGAATTCTGGTACCGGATTCGAAGCTCTTTTACACCGCAAACCACTTATTTGCTTGGGCCGTGCAGAATATGATCACGTTTGCCACCAAACAACGCTAAATAATTTAAGAGAGTGTATTTACGCAGCTTATCCATTTTCTGATGCACTTGTAAAAAGTTTCTTTGAGGTATGGACAGGATGGTGTTACGATACTAATAACCAAGCTGCGTTTTTAAGTATTCCCGAATAAATAACGGAATACGTTGGGGGTAAAAAGGAGAAAGACAATAGCAATGGGAGAGTGCCAGGAACAATGGGGTTACCACATGACGGTAGATGGGAAAGGTGCCAATAATGGTATCCATAATGAATCCGTTATCAGGGCTTTTGTTGCTGATTTAATTGAACGTATTGGTATGGTCGCTTGGGGTCCATGCCATGTGCAATTCTTTGATACATCAAATTTAAACCTTAGGGGTTATTCTGCCGTCCAGCTTATTACCACATCAAGTTTTACTGCCCATTTTGTTGAACACGACAATACGTTTTATATTGATGTGTTTTCTTGTAAGGAATTTGATCCCGACTGTGTGAAAGCCACGATTACTGAGTATTTCTCGCCGGAATCCATGCACACCAACTATTTTACCCGCCAAGCGTAGCCCTTGACAGAGCGATCCAAATTTGGTATATTATAATCTATTACCAATAAAGCGGTTTTACAAGTGAGGTGAATTCTGGGGCAGACTATCTTAAACATTACGGGTCCTGAAACAGATGGAACGTTCCGTGGAGCGCAAGGCGGCACGGAACTGATGCTTCAAGGTTTGAAAGAACGTGTTGATGCCGCGTTACTAGAGAAGGTCAACATTATTTGTAGCCGGGTACGGCACCTTGATCCAGTCAAGCCGAATATCCTTTGGTTGCATGATCTTTGGAACGATCCTGAAGCAGCCCATTTAGCTAATCCTGCCGAACGTGCTAAGTTTGCACAACTGGTTTTTGTTTCACATTACCAGATGCATACCTATAATTTAGGGTTAGGAGTACCTCTGGGCGCTGGTGTGGTACTCCAAAATGCCATCGAGCCAATACCATTACACCAAAAGCCAGCAAGTCCTATCAGACTCATTTACCACACAACACCCCACCGCGGCCTTGAAATACTTGTACCCTGTTTTGAAGTCTTAGCAAAAGAATACGGATCCGCAGTCCATTTGGATGTGTATTCTTCTTTCAGCATATATGGTTGGCCTGAACGTGACAAACAGTACCATGAACTTTTTGAATTATGCCGGCGCCACCCACATATCACATACCATGGATTCCAGCCTAACCATGTAATCCGTGCTGCGTTACAACAAGCCCACATTTTTGCTTATCCATCTATCTGGCCTGAAACATCGTGCATTGCGGCTATTGAAGCTATGTCCGCAGAATGTGAAGTGGTATGCCCGAATTATGCGGCTTTACCAGAAACGACTGCAAATTTTGCTGCGCTGTACCAGTTTGATGAAGATATTAACATCCACGCGAACCGTTTTGTCAACGTCTTAGGTGGCGTAATTCATACCTACCTTACTGATTCCTCATCTGTTAAAGAGCGCCTAAAAATTCAAAAGGCGTATATGGATTCAGTTTATAATTGGACTGGACGGGCCCGGCAATGGACCTACTTATTGGAGTCTATCGTTAACCGCCATTATGCACAAAGCAAAAACACATAGCGACATCCTTAGGAAGAAAGCAGCGGACCGCGAAAAGGTGGCTGTAGCTTATACGGGGTTTCATGGCGCAGAACCTACGTGGAGTAGCGCTGACCAACTCTTAGGAGCAGAAGAATACCGTAACAAAATTCTTTCGGCATTTAATTATTATAATGCTACCTTGGACTTGAAAGATAGGCGGAAAGCATTGTTAGCGTATTTTAAATCTATTGGCCAAGACAACAAGGTTGATTTGACCGCTATAAAAGATTCTGAATTCAACCAAACTTTAGCCGCAATGTGCCGGATGCTCCTTTTAGGATATACCCCTGATAAAAAATCCAATACATGGTTTTTGGATACGTTAACGGCGTTAGTCCACATGGCTAAAGAAAGGAATGCAGCCCAAAAGAAAGCTGCCCAAGAAACAACAGCAATTCCACCACCGACTATCCAGGACCGTGTAGAAGTACAAGCCAAAACTTATGTCGCTGATTTAGATGGAAGGGTCGATGCGTTTATTTTAGGTGGATGCAAAGATGTCTTTGATATGCTGGCATGGTTACAAGAACATAATATAAAACCTGTCTATGCAAAGCATATTGCGGGTATATACCAGCCGGTCCTTGATGAATTAAAGGCAGTAAAACATGATAAAGTCCTTCGGGAAGGCTATAGCACCTTTTCTAAAAAGCAATTAGAAAATTATACGGCCTTTATGCAAAATATTGTCGATGGTGCCACCCAATGGTTTGCAGCCAATAAAACTCAGCGGAAACCGCGGAAACGAAATCCCCAAGTGGCACTCAAGCACCTGAAATACTTACCTGAACATAAAGACCTTAGTTTGAAGTCTATTGATCCTAAAAAATTGTTGGAATGTGAGGAGGTGTGGACCTATAACACCAAGACTAGGATGCTTGCTACTTATTATACCCAGGATAACCAAGTTATGACGATTAAAGGTACGACAATCAAGGGATTTGCTAAAGAATCGTGCCAACGAAAATTACGAAATCCTAAAAACTTTTTTGCTAGTTTAGACGGTGGGGTTGGCATTCGCTCTCTCCATGCAGTCACCTCAACGCTAACGACAAAAGACTTGGCTGTGAATGGACGGATAAACAACACGACAGTTATCTTGGCGGCCAAATAATGCTCCTTATTGATTTTAGCCAATTAGCGATTGCTTCTACGGCTGTATGCCACCAAGAGGATTATGCTATAACCAGTGTGCGGCACCGCGTGTGGCTTACGCTCGGTAAATACCGCAAGCTCTTTTTTAAAACCTATGGTGATCCTATTTTATGTTGTGATAGTGCCTCTTATTGGAGGAAACAATTATTTCCATCATATAAAGCTGCTAGGGCAGCTAAACGGGCCACTTCAAATACTTTTTCAAATGCTTGCCACTACAACATCAATACCATGAGGGAAGAATTTAAACAGAATTCTCCATATTTGGTCCTTACAGTAGAAGGTGCGGAAGCTGATGACATTATCGCTGTCTTAACTGCTAACGCTACGGAAGGATTCTTTGGCCGTGAGTCGGTCCTTTGTGTATCTGGTGATAAAGACTTTGGTCAGTTGGCACAGTATAATGGTTTTCGGCAATATTCTCCGCGGCTAAAAGATTTTGTTATGTTTCCTGCTGATCTAGATAAAGCCCTAGCAGAACATATTTTCCGGGGCGATAAAAGTGATGGTATTCCTAACATCCTTTCAGACGATGATACATTTATTACTCCTGGTAAAAAACAAAAATCGTTATCGAAAACTTTACTCGATACCTATACCGTAGGGATTCCCGCTGATTTGGTGCTGAATTATGCGCGGAATAATTCATTAATAAATTTTAAAATGATTCCTTCTAAAGTGCAAAATGCCATCCTCGATGAATGGCGGGTACAAATAGCAAGCCCAAAAACCCGGCAGGGATTGCTCAGTTATTTTATGCACCACAGACTAAATAGCCTCATCCCACGAATAGGAGATTTCTAATATGGCGATTGAAGCCCTTTCAAAAATTATTGAACGTATTGAAGCCGCTAAAACCGTGGACGAACAGACAGCCCTCCTCCTGAAACATTCCTCCACATCTTTGAAAAACATTGTTGGTTTTGGTATGAATCCAAATACTAAATGGCTCCTTCCGGAAGGGGCTCCTCCCTTTAAACCAGCGGCTAAGGCTAGTGACTATGAGGGAGGGCTTTATAAAGAATGCCGTAAATTCATTTATTTTGTAGCGAGCCAAGAAGGGTTACAGGTTAAACAACTCAAACGGGAACAACTCTTTATCCAAATGCTAGAGAATATTGATCCTGATGATGCGCTCCTTGTTTTGCGTGTAAAAGACAAGAAACTCAAAATTAATCTAGAAGCAGTCAAGAAAGCATTTCCAAAACT